ACAAAAGCAATTTCCAGGCGGCGGCTTGGCTATGGTGGGAGCGGGCTCTCCGCGCACCGTCGCGCGTCGGACAATTCGCATCGTCATTTTCGACGAGATCGACAAGTACAAGCCGACGAGCGAAGGCAATATACTTTCCATCGGTCGTCACTGCCTGACAACGTTTCGGCATCGGGCAAAGGAAATCGACACCTGCACTCCGACAATTCCCGGCTCGAACATCGACAGGGCGTACGAAGAATCCGACCAGAGAGAATTATATATTCCGTGCCCATCGTGCGGCCACCGGCAGAGCATGATTGGGAAGTTCCACAAGCAGGTGAAATGGGACGACAGCCTGCCCACGCGGGAAGAACAGGCAGCGTCTGCGCATTACCACTGCGAGGCTTGCGAGTCCCGTTGGAGCGATGCCGAGCGCATCGCGGCGGTGGACAAAGGCGCATGGATAGCGAAGAAGCCTTTTACTGGGGTAGCCGGATTTTGGATCTCACAACTCTATTCCCCATGGCGCCTGATTTCTGAAATCGTTCTGGAGTTTCTTACGAAGAAGGACGATCCTCAGGAACTCCAGACCTTCGTGAATTGCACGCTGGCTGAGAACTGGTTAGAGAAAGGTGAAGCCCCCGAATGGCGGACGCTGGTTGATCGCCAAGAAGAGTATGCGGTTGGCACAGTTCCGGCCGGCGCTTTGGTCCTGGTCGCCGGCGCCGACGTTCACCCAGACCGCATCGAGGTTGAAGTCGTCGGGTACGGCAGGCAGCGCGAATCATGGTCTGTAGACTACCTCATCCTGGACGGGAAGACATCCGAGCTTATCGGACCACCGGGCCATCCGAGCCCTTGGGAGAAACTATCCGCTTTGCTCGGGGAATTGTATCCGCACGCCTCCGGTGTGGATATGCCGATTTCCCGGCTGTTTGTAGACTCGGCGAATCAGTCGAACGACGTTTACCAATGGGTTCGGACCCAGCCGCAGGACCGGGTAGTAGCCTGCAGGGGAGTCCAGCGGAGCAACCTTCCAGTGGGGCAGCCGTCACCAGTCGACGTGACAATCGGCGGCCGGAAGCTCAAGCACGGATTGAAGATCCGGACTGTCTGGGTGGATTTCTTCAAGGCGGAATTCTACGCGGACCTGAAGAAACGGGCGCCCACGCCGGAAGAGAAAGAGCAGGGGTGGGTGTTTCCGCCCGGCTATTGCCACTTCCCGAAGGGGAAGAATTACGGGGATGAGCATTTCCAGCAAATATGCGCCGAGCAGCTTGTCACCCGCCGGAACAAAAAAGGCCGGACGGTTCGTGAATGGGAACAACTTCGCGCACGCAACGAAGCGCTGGACTGCAGAATCTACGCGCGCGGGGCGGCCTGGGATTACGGGCTTGACCGTTTCCAGGAAAAACACTGGCGAAACTTTGAGGCGCGGCTGGGAATTCAACGGCGGGTGGCCGCGCCTCCACCGGCCGCGCCTCCGCAGGCAACGGCGCCCAATGTGCCGGCACCTCAGCCACATTACGTTCAGCAGGGCAGGCGTCGGGTGTTCGGGAGGTTCAGAGTATGACGGCTGCAGCTCTATTACTCAAGCGTGACAAGATCCTCGCTCATTGCGACGTGGTGCGCACAAGCAAGGGTGATCGTTCTGTGGAGTATGCCGAGGCAACCAAGGCGCTGGCGATCTTGGATCGGGAGATTGCCCGGGCCACGGCACTGGAAGCAAGCACGGCACGTATCCGGCAGATCCGCCTGTATTCCCAGAAGGGGCTCTAATGGCTTACTTCCGAAATCTCGCTCGTGCCGCCAGGTTCATGGGTCGCGCCATGATGGGCGCGCCAACTACCGGATTCGAAGGCGCCGGGAGCGGGCGCAGGCTGGCGGCGTGGACAGAGACGGACTCCGCGATCACGGCGCTGCTGTCGAGCGAGGGGGATCAACTTCGGCGGCGGAGTCGCGGTCTCGTCCGAAAGAATAGCTGGGGCAAGTGCGCTGAAGATTCCTACGTCGCAAACGCCATTGGGGCCGGGATCAAGCCGCAATCGCTCCACCCGGAGGCGGGAGTCCGAAAGCAAATTCATGAACTCTGGCTCCGCTGGACGGATGAATCCGATTCAGACGGAACAACGGACTTCTACGGTCAGCAGGCGATCGTACTCCGAGAGGTATTTCAGGCTGGGGAAGTCTTTGTGCGTCTTCGCCCCAGGTATACAACGGATGGCCTATCGGTTCCGCTGCAACTGCAAGTGATTCCCTCTGAGCACCTACCCTATACCGATAACCGAGTCGGCAGCGGGAACAACATTATTCGCTCTGGCATTGAATTCACGCCTTACGGCAAACGGGCGGCTTATCACCTGTATCGGGAGCATCCAGGGTTGGGCTTTATGACGCTCGGGAATAAGCCGAACATTCAGGTTCCAGTATCAGCGGATAACGTCATGCATGTCTTTCAAGCGATCCGGGCCGGACAATATCGCGGGCAGCCTTGGCTCGCTCCGGTCATGGTGACGCTGTACGAGCTCGACCAATTCGTCGACGCGGTATTGGTCCGCCAGAAGCTCGCCAACATGTTCCTCGGATGGCAGAGCCGGGCGAACCCGGAAGACCCTGGCCCGATGCTGTCTTCATCCACCGATCCTGGCGGCGGTGCCGGTGAGAATGGCGTGGGTTTCGGCCTGGTCGAGCCGGGCACAATGCTGGACCTGGACGACGGCGACACATTGGAATTCAATGACCCTCCAGCACCCGGGGCTGAGTTCGGCGAGTTTCTGAAGACGATGCTGCACGCCTACTCTGCGGGTGTTGGGCTACCCTACACGCTCATCAACTGGGACACGTCGGAGACAAATTATTCTTCGATGCGCGGTGAGCTTTTGGAGATGCGCCGTCGCATCGAACAACTTCAAACCGGCTGCATTATTTTCCAACTCTGTCGGCCTGCTCGCAAACGATGGATTGATGCTGCGGTATTGGCGGGCGCTCTTCCCAAGCCGCGCAACGATCAGGAATGGCAGTGGTTGTATGCGACCCGCTGGCGTACCCCGAAGTGGGCATGGGTTGATCCGCTGAAAGATGTTCTGGCAGCCAAGGAAAAGGTGCGCTCCGGATTTGGAAGCCGGAGTGGCGAGATTCATGAACTCGGTGACGATCCCGAGCAAGTTGATGCCGACATAGCCGCCGATAACGAGAGGGCGGACAAATTGGGCCTGGTGCTCGACTCCGACCCGCGGCAGACCGCCGGCACGGGCACGGCGCAAGCGGCCCAACAGCAGGACCAACAAACGCAGGACATGCAGCAAGCCGGAAAGGCGGCCACGAAATGAGATATGCCCAACTCGCCTCGCGCGTGTTTGGTGTCCCGCTCCTCATCGAGCGCAACAAACTGGAGATTATTCTAGCGGCTCTGGGGCCGCGCTTGGGGATGGAAGCGGATCAGCCGTCGCTGTTCGCTGGTCTGGAAATGGAAGGCCCTGGGGACGCTGGCAAGAGCCGGAAGTCCTACTACGTCACGGAGGATAAGATCGGCGTGATCAGTGTTGTTGGCCCGCTGGTGAAACGCGCCTCTGGCGACTTTCTATCGGGTGGTCCGACGACCTACGGCGAGGTCGAGGTGGAATTCATGGACGCCGTCAGGGATCCGGAAATAAACGGCGTTCTACTGGCTATGGATTCCCCTGGCGGAGAGACGGTGGGCGCCTTCGAATTGTCGGACCTTATTTATTCACAGCGCGGATCGAAACCGATCTTCGCCGTCGCAGATGGTGATGCCTTCAGTGCGGCATTCCTGTTGGGCTCCGCGGCAGACCAACTCTACGTCATCAAGAGCGGCGGCGTGGGATCGGTGGGCGTCTGGATGATGCACGTCGACCAGAGCGGCTTCAATAAACAGAAGGGCTTGAAGCCTACCATCCTCTTCGCCGGCGCCCGCAAGATGGACGGCAGTCCGCATGAGCCGCTGACCGACGAAGCTCGCGACGTTTTCCAGTCGGAAGTAGATCGCCTCTACGGCATGTTCGTGGACGCGATCGCGCGCAACCGCGGCATGAGCGCGAGAGTGGTCAAGCAGACCGAGGCGGGTCTGTTCTTCGGCCAGGACGGGGTAGACATCGGATTTGCAGACCAGGTAGGCACGCTCAACGACGCGCTGGCCGGTCTGCGGGCTGCCATGGCGCGGCCCATCAAGAGATCGAGCGTTGGGGCGTCTGCCGCTTCGCCGATG